TGGAGTTGCTCCAAGAGATGGGTGAAGTAATGGCGGGGGGTCCGCTCAGCCTGGTGGCAACATGTGTGCGAAGCTGATTAACGAAGGCGCGGCGCTCTATCTACCCATTTTCCAAAAAGGCGCTCTCTTTGCGCTGGGCGATCTTCACGCAGCGATGGGCGATGGGGAAATTGGTGTATCAGGGCTTGAGATTGAGGGGAAAGTGACGGTTAAACTCACCGTGATTAAAGGGAAATCGATCACCGATCCAGTCATTGAACTGCCAGAAAAGCTCGCATTTCTCTCCTCAAAAGAGACCCTTGATGAAGCGATTAAAACCGCGACGGATTTAGCGGTTACTGATCGGACACAGGATAAGTACAGGGAGAGATTCAAGATAAGCCGGGATTAGGTTGGACGACACGGGAACAAGTGGGAAACTTTCTGCAACAGTGTTGAAATAATTCTGCCGGGAGGATCTGAGTGAAATTGATCTGATCGTTAGTGATAATCTTACACAAATCTGCGGACACAAAAAAGCCTCCAAGTCGGAGGCTCAATTATTTATAGGGTTTCGATTTCTACATCGTATATGTGGCACAGCTTATCTATCACACGCCAGTTCTCGGTTGCTGTATATTTAAATAGTGTTTTAGCACGTTTAATCTCGGCTTTATCATCCAGCTCTGCTTTCGATATTGTAACGCCCTTCATCTTTAGTCTCTTCAATAGACGGCCTAATAACTCCCTCGATTGCCATGTTTTAAGCCCCTCTATCATATCGATAGCCTCATATTCGGTGATCCAATGCCAGTGATCTTTGCCGCTTCTGTTACGACAATATGCGGTCAATCCAGCATCACTACCATCTCTTATAATGCCTTGCTGGTGCATCTCTATCCATAATGAGAGCATTTTATCTCTAATATCAGCTGGTAAAGGATGCCCATCTTTAGTTGTTTTTGCAGGTTTTACACGCTGACTTTTAAAACCATTTTTATTGTTAGGTTTGATTTTAAAACCTTTCTCTTTAAGCTCTTTCAGGATTAGATTAAGCTCTGCCATATTGCAGGCCTTTAGGCTGGTTCCTTTACCACCATTGATGCGGATAACCATTGCCCGATAGCTATCATCATCCATGCCTAGTTGAGTTCGTGCAATATTGATTAGTTGATACTTCTTAAACATGATTAGACTCCTCGTTATTTAAGCTTTCAAAACTAGTTAGTGCCTTATCTATGCATTCCTTTAAATCAAGAAGATCCTCTTTTTTCAATGAATGTATTTGATTCCACTGTTTACCTCGCCCCCAGACAGTCTCCGGATCTGTGTAAATAGCAGCGCTCACCATATTAGATCCAGTAGATTGGACAATAACTAAGTGACCTCCTAGTAAAGCATGGTATTTGGACTCAACTCTTTTGATGTCGAATATACCCTCATGTTTATATTCTGAATATTTCATGATTAACTCCTATTAAAAAGCCCCTTCACGGGGCCTGTTGTTATTGGAAATAGATTGGCACTACTAAATCGCTGCAAAATCTAAACTGATGTGTCGATATTCGCCATTCTCCAATCTTTCGTAAAAGCGCATGTATTGTTTAGAATCGATGACTTTAAGAGAATCGCTGATTGCTTCCATCGCTCGAATCCAACGATCATCATCAATCTCAACATTACGCAACTCTAAGATTCGACGAGTGTTGAGATTTCCCCACTTATCGACTTTGAACGCCTGATTAATCAAGGTAATGATGTTGCTATTACTTGTTGCTGCCCAGTCCTTGATGCATTCATCAATTAAGGCTTTAGCAGCATTAACCTTTTCGTCCAATTCGATTCTTTCGTTGATTGCGAAGTCGATACGATATTTACCATCAAAGCTATAAAGAGTAGTGTTACCTTTACGACCACCGAGCTTTACATCGTATTTTTCAGCACTCAATTCAACGAATGCATGAAAGCTACTAAAAAAATCCTCTTTGGCGTTTTGGAGGGTCTCTCTTAAATGGATCGCTTTTTTAACGATCTCAATAACCACTTCATCTCGAAGTAAATCTGCTTCCTTAATATTCGCAATAGGCACGAGATTACCATGTGCGTCTTGTTTATATTGGCTTGTGTCAATCATTTTGTGGTCCTTCTATGTTTTGAAATTCTTGAGTAAAGTGTAGAATTGCTCCCTTATCATTAACCTCAATGTGATCAGTGATTTGGGTTAAGAGTGCAAAAACGAACTCCGGTGAGGCCTGGTTAGCCACTTCCCATAGCAGCTGGGTGAATATTGCGCCATCTTCTTTTGTATAAATTTTAATCATGCCACCACTCCTTTTGTAATCTTGATTTCAATGACCTGTTTTGTCGCTTCCCAATTGATTACAAATCCATTGAGCGTCGTTTCGGATCTTCCCGATGTCACGGCAAGAATAGCGGTAACGCCCAGTTTAAAAACTTGTTCAGGTGTTGGTCTTTCAACGTTAATCCGCTTCGTGTCAAAATCAATTGTATGAATTGCAATTCCAGCATTTTTAAGCTTGGTGACGGCGCGGAAAAGATTGCTTGATTTTCGATAATAATGATCTGTAATTAAGTTTCTAGACATAGCGTTCTCCTAAAGTCTGTTAATGACATCTGCATCGATTGGGAATGCTCCAATTTCAGCAGCGCTATTTAATACTTTGACGGTAAGATTATTGACGACCAGCGGATAGGTATTGCTGATAAGCCCCGTTCGGCTAGTCATCGTGAGTTTGGCTTGAAGTGCTTCAAATGCCTCATCAGTCATTACTTTGGTGATATCGACATTGATGCGATTAAACTTATGGACTAAGTAATCTTTTAGCTTGTTATTAAGGGGCTTAAGCTCGGCGATCTCACAGCGTCTGATCACTTCACGAGCTTCCCAATTCATCCGCTCATTGAGCTTGTTTTTGAGTTCTGGTTGACCGATCAACACGATGCTTAATAAGCGTTTAAAACCGTCTTCAAGCTCCCAGAAGCGTTTGAGGTTTTTAAGCATCGGCAGCGTTAAATCGTGGGCTTCTTCAATCACTAAGCAATGGGTCATTCCCGCTCTCGATGAATCTCTTAAGAGCTTCTCCATCTGGCGTGACTTCGCTTCGATTGAACGCTTGCCCGGGAGATTCGGATTGATCTCATCAATAATGGCCTCAATAATTGAGGTAACGGTAAGACGTTCTTTGTCCGGGAAGCTTGGAGAGATCAGTTTAACGGCAGCATCTTCTCGGATAATACGATCGATAAGATCACGACGAAGAACCGATTTACCCGCTCCAGACTCGCCAATCACCGCCACAAATCCTCCGTTTTTAGCAGCGTTATAGAGCGTTTCTCTGATATAACGAGCATCAGGCGTTAGGAATAGATCATCATGACTTCTAATATCATCAGTGAATGGATCTTTGTAGATACTGTAAAGTTCTCGTGCTTCTTGTGTTATCATTTCTTTGTGCATTTCGATTTCCTCGTAGTGTTCAGAATCTTCTGAGTTAGTGAATGTGAATATATCGTCGGTCAAAACGATACCTAGCTTGGATAGATAGCCCTCAATACTCTCTTTGAGAGTGTGAGGGTTTTTTTTGGGCCATTGACCTTGGCGAATGAGTAAATTAATGACTGTCGGGCTAACGCCAGCATGCTTTGCAAGCGACGATTGTGTGATGGCATATTGTTTTAAAACCCCTTCTAATTTGTGCATGCTCATGGCTTACCCTCCTACTACAACTTTCAATGTTGATCGTGTTATTAACTGGTGCTTGATCGAATCTAACTGCATTGGATCAATCCCCTCTGGATAGAGCTTGCTGAGATATTGATAAGCATCTTTGGGGTATTGACCTCCCATTTCGGCTATTAAACGTTTACAGGCTTCTGCCACTGAGATGAGCTCCAATACTTGTCGAGGCGCTTCAAGCTCATGTGCTTGACCTCGCTTAGGCATAGATACAATATTTTTGCTCGCTTCTAAGTGATCGTTTACATGCTTCATTGGATCTAACTTTCCGGCAAATAGTTGAGTGTTTTTCTTCTCTAGCGCTTCCGCTTCTTTCAGTGTTTTCACATCATGCGCATCCATGAGCATCTCCTTACGGACGATATCGGTAACGGTGTCTCTCGTGCTTGCCATTTCTTCGCCAAACACAGGTGCGCCCGCATAAAAGCCTGCATCATCCTTCTCTAATGGAATGCATTCGTAGTAAGTGACATCCCCTTTGTAATCTGTTACCTCAATATCGATATTGGGAGCGCGATATGGGTTGAGTAATACCGTGACGCTGTCATTGACCTTCACGCTTGGGATGTGTTCAACAGAGTACGTTCTAGCCTCTGCAAATCCACGCCCTTTATAGGTGATCGTCAGATCGCCATTTACCTTACGTTGAACAGGTTTACTGGTAAGGATGGCTTGCATAGTTTCCATAGGTGGTGCAAAGATCAGTTGATCTTCAGCGATCGTTCTCCATACCTCGTAACGACTTTTCTTTGTACGCGTGTGAATTGCTGTATCGTTGAAGTAGATACGCCAATCGATAGCTAACTTATTAAGCTCATTAACATCCGCAATGGGTTTCTTGAGATAACGTAAGCCACCTTCAAATTGGCGCTCGATAATATCTTGAATCTTCTCACCCGCACCTTTGGCTCTAGGATTGCCAGCTTTATGCGCATAATGCTGTATTTGCATACGATCTAAAAAGCTAGTGACAAGATGCGATGTATTCGCCGCACCTTTATTCATGACAAGCATTTGTGGAATACCGTAAAAATCTTCACGTTCTCTTTGGGTAAACGCATTCACCAATACATCAAAGAAGATCTCCTGGTTCTCTCCAGATGCCGCATAATATTTGTGATAAAACGCACCAGAATAATGATCAACTACCGCATAACGAATACATAAGTGATTGCGCACCTTATCCATATTTTCAGGCTTGTTTTTGTAATGCTTTGTTTCATCGAAGAATTCAACACCACCTTCCGGCAGATAAAAGAGAACGCCAATCGAAGCATCTACCTGCCAAACATGGTTTGGATGCAGTGATCTCATGGTAATGTGTGGCGTAGGTGCGGCTAACTGATCGGGATGGAAGCCATGCTCTCTAGCGACACGTAAAACAGTTGTTGAGTTATATGCTTGCTTAATCTGACCATTGCTATAGGCGATCTCAATAGCCAGCTCACAGCTCATAAGGCGCTTCTCATTTTTTCGTCGACTTGAATGCATCATATTGCAGATAAGCCGTGCATCTCTGAGATCAACATGAGTATTACCACGGTCAGATCTAGTTTTACGATTAGTTTTATAACCCACCATCTCCAGCTTCTCATATACAAGCGTGGTTGAGATCCCCAGTGTGTTCGCTACATCTTGAACAAGCTGGGTCTTTTCGCCGAACTTTGCCTCGCTTAGTCTGCGTGCGACATCTTGAAAATACTCAATCTCTGAAGGTTGCATCATACGCCTCCTTTTTTTGCTCTAACGTTGTTGCGCTCAATGCGGCAACTTGTTCGCCTTTGGTGTTTAAAAATCGAATTCCCTGTGGAAACTGCTGAATCATATAGATCTCTTTAGCGATAAAACGCATTTGTGGCATGATCTCGCATATCTGCCCAAGCGTTTTGGTGAACGCTGGATCTTTAGGCGTTAATGTCTTCATCTAACCACCCCGTATCAATCACACCCACATCACTTGGCAATTGTTCTGCGATCATATCGAGCCCCTCTCTAACATTGAGAAGTTGGTGCGCCATCTCAAGGAAAAACCCCTCAGGCATCGCCTCATCGACTGCTTTTGTATAGAGTTGTTGAAGCCGAGTGCTGTTCGCCAATATCTCGGCAGTAATATCCGCCAATGTGATTTTGTAAGACTTTATAAGGCGGTCAGTCTCACTCTCTTCAAGCTTGATTTTCTCTACTTCTTTTTTCTTTTTTGCTTCAGCTTTTTCGAGCTTTTCAGCAAGCTCATTAATCTTCTTGTCTTTATCTGAAGAGATCTTCCGTACCGCATCCTGATCTTCTTTGGCTTCTTTAAGGGCTTTTTTAAGCTCGCGAGTTGTCATTTTATCCATCTCATCAAGCGTTAAGCCGGCCACCGTTCCGCCTTCTGCCAAGGCTTCTAGCTCTTCATCATCTTGACTCATAAGATCAAAAAGTTTAGCTTTTCCCAAATGCGCCAGCGCTGACGCATTTGAACTTTTTAAGCTTAAGAATTTAATAGAAGCCTGCATCATTCTTTGGGCTGATCTGGGGGGGATACTTAAGTCATTCTCAAGTATCTTGATAAAATCACCATGAGATTCTCTTTCTTTTAGGATAATTAGCCTTCTTCCCATTTGAAGCATTCCTTCAGCAGTTTGGCTCATAATGAACTTTACTTCGTTAACAATACGGTCGCGATCATAGGGCAGATTATCCCCATATACTTTCTGTATTTCAGTCAGTTGATGTATACGCTCTTCGCGCATCTCTGCTTGAGTCTTGCCTGAGATAAGATCTATCTGATCTGTTCTGATATCTGACATTTTCTTTCTCCATTTGTAATAATTGAATTTCGATTAATTTGTTTAAAAGGATTAACTATGAAGAATGACGAGATGTTGGAACTTCGTGGTCAAATAAATGCTTTATCTCAGGCTTGGCTTCATCTAACTGCTTATTTGGAGATACACTTGAATTTTGACCCGAGTGGCTTGGAGAATGATTTGTTGAAGAAAAGATGGACGGAACATCCAATTGAGCCTTATGCGAAGTTGATGTGCCAACAGTTGGTGCAACAACTTCGGGGTGCGCGTGATCGTCGAGAGTATTCTGACGCCCTCCAAAAACTAGAGCGTTATGAGGAAAACCTAGAGAGTTATGGGACGCTAACTCCCTCGCTTGATCAAGACTCAAAATAAACTTCCCATTTCTGCGCTTACTAGCTTGGTGGAAGTACTGAGCTAGTTTTTCTTGTTCTTGCATAAGTGTTCTTGTCGTCATTTTCTTTCTCCTAACTATTTATTTCTGCTAATTTTTGGTTGATCGCCTGAACTTCTCTGGCGTGGCTTGCTGCAATGTTGAGAACTTTGGTGCTTAGTGCATAGAGCTCATTCGGGAGCTGCTCAACAAAGCCTGCGTGAATGAGTACATGTAAACTTCTAGCGACTTGGCTACGATCTTCTCCAATTTTGGATGCTATCTCTGAGTTACTCATACCCGTGAAGCTTCTCCCCTTCAGTGCCTCGATGATTAATAGAGGCCGTAATTGGGATTTTGAGATATTCATTACGCCTCCTAAGCGAATTTCGCTAATTTCCGATCTAATTCCGCCTGTTTTTCTTCTTGTTGGAACTTTTCCGCATCCAATAATTGGTAATAAGGAAATATCTCGTATAAATCTTTGTCGCAAATATCGGCGATCGCTTGAGCTATTCTTCTACTGCCTTTTCCATTTGCAATCACTGACCTAATGGACTGTGGAGATACTTCCAAGGAAGCTCCAATCATAGGTGTAGTGATTTTTTTTGCCCTTAAAAGTTGATAAATCTCTGTTTTCCGCATATTATCCTCTCTAATGATTGCTTTAAATAGTTGCTTGCTTAGGTTGCCTTACAATGAAGTTGACTTTAACTGCCATCTTCTATTGCTTGCTGACTATATTATGGCAATAAAAATCAATAGTCAAATTAATAGTGATTTAAATATCTACATTCAGAGGTGATAATGAGTATCGGAGACCGAATAAAAGAAGAGAGGATTAGAAAAGGCCTTACACAACAGGAATTTGCCGACTACCTAGATGTTGGTAAAAGAACCATATGGGAGTGGGAAAAAGGGTCAACTCATCCAAATGCGGTGCATTTATCTAAGTTAGAAGCCATAAATATAGATACTCACTACATAATAACTGGCAATAAAAATCATAAAGCTTCATGGGCTGAAGCAATACAACATAATGAATATATATATGTTCCCGTATATGACGTTGAAGTATCAGCTGGATTTGGTCGTCAGGTAAACGGTGAAGATTGCAAAAAATATCATGCCTTCCGAAAGAAGTGGGCAGATTATCATGGCTACAAACTGAATGATCTAATAGTAGTTAAAGCCGTTGGTGATAGCATGATCCCAATTATTCAAGACGGAGAATTTTTAGTTGTAAATAGATCAAGAAATACACCATTAAGCGGTAAGATATTTGTTATTAGAGTAAGAAATGAATTAAAAGTTAAATACATAGAAACTCGCTTAAATGGCGACTTGGTTTTAAGAAGTGCTAACTCTTTTTATGAGGATGAAGTAATAACACCAGCCATATTATCATCTGAAGATGTTGAAATTATAGGAGAAGTTGTTCATGGCTCGAGAGATTTTTAAGCTTAACATTCTATTTGTATCCCTATTAATATTTGCTAGTGCGCGTCTTTCAGATAAAGATCTTATAGATAATGGTTTTTCTTGCGAAAATAACGTATGTAAGTTATCGACACTAAACACCTCTGTTAGTTATTTTTTTAATGATAAATCAATTAATGTGAATGCTACTGCAGAGGATGTAAAAGACGTAATTCACTATTGCGATATTGCTTTTAAAAAACTGCTCAATTCTACTGATTCAAATAAGGCTAAAGATATGCTTTCAACTCGCGTAAAAGATCATAATAATTACCTAGATGAGAACTTGATTTTTATTCTAAAACCTTCTATCCCTATTTTGTATCAACAGGAGTCTTTAATAATGGTAAAAATGTACAAGTATCTTGTTATTTAGATTACAAAGAGTAGCGATTTTTTGCCACTTTAGTTGGCTTGGTGTAATATTTCTCATATTGAGTGATGAGGAATAAAGATGCACAACAACAAATGGCCCGATCTTTGCGAGCAGCTAATTGCAACCATCGATCAAGCACAAAGAGATAAGAGATTAACCGGTGAGGAGCTTGTATTACTCTTGACTGAGCATTTTGGTGGGCAGATTCTCTATCTTCCAAAAGCGGTCTCTTTTCGCTCTTTTGTTCGAGATCAACAAATCTATACTGATTTTAACGGAAGCAATCACAAAGAGCTCTGTATGAAGTATGATTTAACTGAACCTCGCATCTATCAGATTATTGCAGAACAGCGTAAGCTAAGACAACAACGTAACCAAGGAACGTTAGACTTGGTTTAAAATCTTATAATTCATTACTACCGATCGAAAAATCAATAATACCCTCGTAACTTCAATTATGAGGGTTTTTTAATGGGACAAACAAAAAGGAAGATCGATAAGTTGATCGTCCATTGCTCTGCAACACCTGAAGGGCGGAATAACACGATTGATGACATTCAACGATGGCATAAAGCACAGGGGTGGAGAGAGGTTGGCTATCACTATGTGATTCATCTTGATGGGTCTATCCATAAAGGGCGAGATGAGGCCGTTGTAGGCGCGCATGTAAGAAGTCATAACAAATATAGCATTGGTATCTGCTACATCGGTGGCATGAATGCCTCTAATACAGCGCCTAAAGATACCCGTACGCCAGAGCAGAAAAAAGCGTTGCGCCAGTTATTGCTCGAATTAAAAGGACGTTATCCAGATGCCACGATTCATGGGCATTGTGAGTTTGCCAATAAGGCCTGTCCGAGCTTCGATGCCGCCACAGAGTATGCGGAGCTGGTGTTACCTGAACCGCCTAAAGAGACAAAACCAAAATCATTTTGGGAGCGCCTCATTGAGTGGTTAAAAGGCGGTAAAAAAGAGGTCACGGTATGAAAGAAAAACTACTAGAACTCTTTAGTGATCGGGAGGCTCGGTTTGATAATACAAAAACCATTACTCTGCTATCGCTCGTGATTGGTTGGGTTGTCACCATTATCACAATTATAAAAGGAACCCCCGATGCACTCTATTTTTTCATCACAATGATGACAGTTGGGGGCGGTTTAACCGTTACCAAAGGGGTTGTTGAGACGAAGCAAAAGAGTTATCGGAGCGACATTGATCGCCCGAGCGCACCACAGCTAAGGAGTGAGAATGAATACGATGATGCTTAATATCGTTGCAATGGGCTTGTTAGGCGTAATTATTGCGTTGTTAAAGCGAAGTAATGATCAGCTTAACCAAAAAAATAAAGAGCTACAACAGGAGGCAGATCGTGAGAGCGCAATCACCACTAAGATTATCAATGTTATTAAATCTAAAGATCAAATTGATGAAAGTATCGCTCGTCTTGATCGTGAGCAGCTTCTTGATGAGCTGCGCAAGCTCGGTGCGTTACGTGGAAGTGGATCACGGGTGCCTGTTGATTCCTCGCGTTACGGGGAGCGAATTCGACACGATGGAGACCCAGCAAGAAATCCTGATCCAGTGGAGAGTGAGAAAGGAGATTTGCAATGAGTGACATCATCGACCGCGCCAACGAATTAGCAGAGTGGCATAGAGCGCTTGCACTTGAAAAAGCTTTGAAGAAAAGACCTGCATTTAGTGCTGTTTTTGAGGAAATTGATGGCGTGCAAGTGCAATTGTGTGCTGAATGTGATGAGCCTATCCCGACAAGACGCATAGAAGCACTTCCAAATGCTGTTTTGTGTATTGATTGCCAAGCATTGTGGGAGAAGCATCTATGACAGTAATGGAGTTCTTAGAGAAGTATTGGGTTGTTCTTATTAATGGGTTTATTTTTCCCGCTTTTTGGTATGCGCTCGGCAAAACGTTTGCCAACAAAAGTGAGCTGGATGTTGAGAAACGGCGAATTACAACCTTAGAAGGAGAGGTGAAAGCCCTCCCTTCCAGTCATGAGTTTAATGAGTTAAATCGTACGATGTCGGGCATTAGTGCGGATATGGTATGGCTTAAAAAGAATGTTGATTTATTGGTGCAAAAAGAGCTAAACAAAGGGAAAAAGGAATGAGTGCATTTAAAGAGATATTACAAAAAGATCAGCGTTATCTAATTCTATTGTCCCTTGTACACATGGGGTTTGATGGGAATGCAAACATGATTAAAACTGCGCTAGATGCCTATGGACATCGTGTATCTAGTCATGATTTAGAGGAACATCTTTTATGGCTTGAGGGAATGGGTCTTGTGGAGCTCTCGAAAATCGGTCCCTTTACCAAAGCGAAGTTAACCCAGAAAGGCCAAGATGTCGCGGAAGGACGTGAAGAAGTTAGTGGAGTACGCCGTCCAAAGGCAGGAGAGCTATGAGTCGTATTACTCGTGGCAGAGCTTCAAAAGTTGATTTACTGCCAGAGAAGCTCAAGGATGAACTTCATCAGTTATTGCGCGATAAGAGCAACACTCAACTTGAGGTGTTGGACGCCATTAATGAGTTGATTGAAGAACATGGTCTTGATGAGGATGCAAAGCTCAGTCGTTCTGGGCTTAATCGTTATGCCGCGCAGATGGAAACGGTGGGTAAACAGATTAAAGAAGCCCGCGAGATTAGTAAGCAATGGGCAGAAACTCTCGGCTCTAGTGCTGAATCAGATGTATCAATGATCTCTATCGAGATGCTTCGCTCCATTGTGTTCAATATCACGATGAAACTATCACAAAATGATGAGATTAAATCTGAAGATCTGCGCAATCTTACCCTCTCAATGGCAAGGCTCGAAGGAGCAGCGGCAACAAGCCAGAAGCGAATCATTGAAGCACGGAAAGCCTTTGCGGAGGAAGCCTCCAAAGAGATTGAGATTATTGGTAAGGCTGAAGGGCTTACAGATGAGACCGTTCAGCTCTTTAAGAATAAGATTTTAGGAATCGCATAATGTACGATCCCAATGATGTATTACTCCCTTACCAAAAGCGTTGGATTAATGATCAATCCATCGTAAAGATCGCTGAGAAATCTCGCCGTACAGGTCTCACTTGGGCAGAAGCGGCAGACGCCGTATTGACCGCCGCGAGTGCTAAAAGTGCCGGTGGGCGGAATCATTTTTACGTGGGTTCCACCAAAGAGATGGCGCGGGAATTTATTGATGCGGCCGCAATGTGGGCCAACATCTTTAATGAGGCGGCTGGCGAAATAAGAGAAGAGATCTTCAATGATGAGGATAAAGATATTCTCACCTTCGTGATTTACTTCGCTTCAGGCTTTAAGGTGCAAGCACTCTCTAGTAACCCCCGTAACCTGCGCGGACTTCAGGGGAATGTAACCGTTGATGAGGCAGCTTTCCACGAAAGACTGGATGAAGTCTTGAAAGCGGCATTGGCGCTCACAATGTGGGGTGCAAAGATTAGATTGATCTCGACCCACAACGGCGTTGAGAGCCTCTTTAATCAGCTGATTGAAGAGACTCGCAAAGGTCAGCGTAAGGGATGGCAGATTCATCGCATTACGCTTGATGATGCTTGCCGAGAAGGATTGTATAAGCGTATTTGCCAAACAACGGGGCAAGAGTGGTCCATCCAAAAAGAGATTGAGTGGAAAGAGAATCTCCGAAACTCAACGGCCACCAAAGAAGATGCTTTAGAAGAATATGATTGTGTACCGAAGCATTCATCCGGCGCTTATATTCCTTATCACCTCTTAACCCGTGCTGCACGTGAAGAACATAAAGTGATTCGCTTTACGGCGCCTGAAACGTTTATGACGCTATCTGTAGAAGAGCAAGCTCGCGAAGCCGAGGCATGGATTAAAGAGACACTAACGCCTTTCTTGTCGATGCTCGATGAGGATGACCGTCATTCGATTGGAGAGGACTTTGCCCGCTCTGGTGACTTAACAGTGATTGCGATCTGTGCGATTAAGAGCGATACCACACGCATGATTCGGCGCATGGTTGAGCTGAAAAACATGCCATATAAGCAACAAGAGCAGATCTTTAAAGCGGTTGTGGCAATGACTCCAAGGGTTGTGGGGATGGCACTAGACTCAACAGGGAATGGCGGGTATTTAGGTGAGCAAGCGACATTGAGTTATGGCGCAAACATGGTGGATGCAGTAATGCTCTCTAACAAGTATTACCAAGAGTGGATGCCGCCTTTTAAATCGTTGTTTGAAAGTGGTTATATCGAGATTCCGAAAGATGAGGAGATCATCCAAGATCACCGTAAGATTCAGAATATTGGGGGGATTCCTAAAATTGAGAAAGGAACAACTAAATCTGCTCGTGGCGGGAATCGACATGGTGATGGCGCTGTTGCGGCTTTTTTAGCGGTGCGAGCGAGCTACATGGAAGGCGGTGTCATTGAATTTACTGCCTTAACCGATAGCTTCGATGATGACGGAATACATGACATAAAAGATAGAGGATGTTGGTAATGGGAATGATTGTAGATCAATGGGGACGCCCCATCGTCGGGGAGATGCAGACAGAGATGTCTGAGCAACTCTCAAGAGTGGCGCAAAGTGCGCCTGATCCTGTTGCAAGTGGTTTAACACCGAAGAAGCTTGCGGCACTGGTGCAGAGTGCGCATGGTGGTGATCTCACTGCGATTAGTGATCTTGGGCATGAGCTCGAAACTAAGAATGGGCATATCTTTGCGGAGATGAGTAAACGTAAACGTTCGATCACACTTCTTGATTGGAGCTTAAAGCCCCCGCTTAATGCGACGCCTGAAGAAGCACGGGATACAGAGATGATTGAAGAGGCATTAAAGGATGCCCCATGGATGAATCAAGTATTGTTTGATGCTTGTGATGGAATTTTAAAAGGCTTTAGTTGCCAAGAGATTAAATGGAATACCGAAGGAAGCATGATCTTCCCAAGTAACATTACATGGCGCCCCCAAAGCATGTTTATGCCCGCTGAGAAGAATCGTAATGAGTTACGCATTGCCGATGGGTCAATGTCGGGGTTGCCTCTTCGGAAGTTTGGCTGGATTTTTCATCGAGCGCCAGCTATGAGTGGATACTTGGGTGAAACAACCCTGACTAATGTCCTCGCTTGGCCGTTCATCTTTGCGAGCTATCCTATCCGCGATATGCTTGAGTTCTTGGAGATCTACGGCATTCCGATGCGCCTTGGGAGATATCCAAGTGGCGCAACGGATAAAGAGAAATCAACGCTCCTAAATGCGATTATGTCGATTGGACATAATGCCGGCGGTATCATTCCGCAAGGGATGGCGATAGAATTCCAGCAGGCAGCAATGGGCGCATCAGGAGAGTTCTTATCGGTGATCGATTGGGCAGAAAAGCTCATTAGTAAGATTATTCTTGGTGGAACATTGACGAGTCAAGCGGATGGAGTCACCTCTACAAATGCCCTTGGTAATGTCCATGATGGTGGTCGTAAAGAGATCATGCATAGTGATATTGCGATGCTTGAGCCTACGATTACTCGCGATCTAATTGTCCCTCTTTGGGCGATGAATGCGAAGAGTTACAGCCGTCCGACGCGTTATCCTCGCTTTGAGATTGATACCTCCGAGCCAGAAGATCTCGCCTATTATGCGCAAGCATTGCCGGCCTTTGTGGATATGGGGTTACGGATTCCTAAGTCATGGGCGCACGATAAATTACAGATTCCGGAAGCGACGGAAGATGAAGAGATCCTATCTAAGCCCGAAGCGCCTGCTTATGATGCTTACTCATCTCTAGGGGATGTGAACTTTGTGGGGCTTTCTAATCAACGCGGTGAAACTCGCTTTACACCGACACAAAATAAAATTGATGATGGGGTCAATAGTTTTTCCACTGAACAATTCAACCGAGCAATCGATCCGATTCTTGAGCCAATTGTCGATGCCATCCGCGCGGGTGGTCTTGAATATGCGAAAGATTTAATCCCGGAACTTTATGCCGAACTCGATAACAAAGCAATGGAAGCGATGCTAACGCAAGCGATCTTTATCGCTGAAGTCTTAGGAGGCGCGAATGCCAACGAGTAATCCTGTGAATAAGGTCAATATTGCCTATGCGCTTAAGTTAACGCCCACAAGAGCGATTGAGTATTTTACAAAGTTAGGGGTAAAAGTCTCCGATGAATTTGTGGAGCAGGCATTAATGCGTGCAAGGCAGAAAGCTTTTACGGTCTCAAATATTCATAATGCCAGGATTGTAGATAAGATCTACCACGAGATATTAACCGCTATTGAGGCGGGAAAGCCTGCCGATGCATTTATCAAAGAGGTTCGTCCAACTCTTAGCAAGATGGGATTATATAGCGAAGATCTTCCGGCATATCGCTTAAAGCAGATGATGCGTGGATCAATGCAGACCGCGTTTAATGTAGGCCGTTATCAAGCGCAAAAGGCGAATGTTAACAATCAACCGTGGTGGATTCGGATTGAAGTGATTGATGAGCGAACGCGTCCAAGTCATGTTGCTGTGCACAAGATTGCAGCACGAGCAGATGACCCGTGGTGGGATAATAACTATCCACCATATCTTAATGGTCAATTTGAGTTTGGTTGCCGAGGCCGTGTGCGAGCGGTAAGCGATCGGCGCTTTCAAGAGATGCTAAAGAACGACCCTTCTATCCGCGTGATTGAGAGTAATGGCGCAAGGACAACACCGGCAATCGATGACGATGGCTCTTTGATCATCGAGGGGATTCAACAAGTGAAGAGTAGCGCAATCCAAGAAGCCTTAAGGAAGAAGCTCAATGTTTAAGATTCGAGTCAACACCAAAGCGATTGATGAAGCACTACAAAATCTTACTGGGGATACCGCGCCATTGATGGCAGAGATTGCGCAAGTATTAGTGGCTTCTGCCGATCAAGCCTTTGAAGATGAGCGAGACCCGATAACTGGATTGCCCTGGCAACCGCTCAGCGAAGCCTATGCCGCCAAGAAGGCCGCCGAGGGCTACAGCAGTAAGATTCTTGAGAAGCATGGCTTGCTTAATAAGATCCAATCGGAGAGTTCAGAGAAGGAAGCCGTGGCTGGCTCCAATATGGTTTATGCCGCAGCGCATAACTTAGGGTATGAAGAAGGTGGCATTCCGCAAAGGCGCTTCTTAGGGATTGATGAGATAGCGGAAGATGAAATTTTAGATGCGATCAATCGCCATTATCAGACGGCTTTTGAGTAGATGTAAAAAAACGCATTTAGAGCCGTTTTAAGCGCCGAAAGATTTATGGGTGATAAAGTCTCGGTGAAAAGGTTTTAAATGCGTATTTTATGCTTTATAAAGACTGCTAGAGGGAGTTATTCTGCCTGATTTGCTTCTTTGATCCACTCCTCCCTTTGTGCTTCAGGTAGAGAGCCCAAAATATTGTGTGCTATATCTACCCAGCTACCCATAGTTTTTCGGTTGCTAATAAGGTATCTTTTTACCGTCTTAGGCCATTTCCCTTCCTTATGTGCATCGGAAATGGTAGATTTTGCATCATGATAGGATGTGCCTTTTCTGAGCTCTCCGAGTCTGTTTTCAAAATCGGCGTAAGTCCAATCATCATTGCGTGCCTCAAACTCATTTAGTAATGTTATTTTATATTTAGCTAAAGCCATGCTTCACCTCCCTTGGTGAAAAGTTAATAAAAAAGAAGCCTAATTAGCCTCTTAAATATAAGATGGAGATAAGTTTTTTTAAATTCAAGCGCTTAAATGCAATAAGCTTTAAAACGTTATAATCCACGTTTACCCTCTCTGCATTCCACAATAGCTCTGTATTCAATACAGGGCTTTTTTTATGTCACGCAAAATTGCATTTCTACATACGGCGCTTGCACAAGAGGATGGCTGGAGACAGGTTCTCCCTGCGGGTTATTTTCGTGCGCAAGATGGTCGCCCCCATGAACCAAACCTTAAAAAAGGCTGGTTTATGGATCAATCAGTGGCGGATCGTTTAATCAACCAAGTGAATGCTAAGGGCAAGATCATGGTCGATTATGAGCATGCTTGGCTTTTTGCAGCACTTAAATCCCAAAATGGTGAACAGCCAGAACCTGTTCCTGCGGCGGCTTGGATCTATCCAGATGATATCAAGTGGCAAAAGGATGGCCTTTGGGTCAAACCTCGCTGGACTAAGCGTGCCAAGCAAATGGTTGATGATGAAGAGTACACCGGTTTAAGTGCCACATTTACTTATGATGAATCGGGCAAGCCTGACCTTTTGATGAATGTTGCGCTCACCAATGATCCTGCCTTAACCAACCTTAAAGGCCTTACTAACCTTGCAGCACTCAATCAACTCGCTGCACTATCCAATTCTTTTACTGACTTACCCACAACAGGAGACTCTATGAACGAGTATTTACTGAAGCTTCTTGCCGCGCTTGGTTTAGAAGCCACCGAAGAAACCATTGCTGAAGTCACTGACCAAGCACTTGAGAAAATCAATCAACTATTAGCTAAAGAGGCAACCGCTGAAGAGACGATTGCCGATCTCCGTGCAAAACAGGTTGATCCGCTTAAATGGGCACCGCGTGAAGCGCTCAATGATGCGTATAAGCAGATCGCGGCGCTATCCAATAAAAGCAATGCCTCTCAAATTAACAGCATTATCGAGAAGGGGCGTAAAACTGGCCGAGTAATGCAATCGGAGATTGCGAACTTAAAGGCGCTTGGAAGTCAATACGGGATTGCGGCGCTCTCTGCCACGATTAATGCACGTGCGCCCATTGCAGCACTCTCCGATGAATCACAAGTAGTCGACGCGGCGGTAGATGCTGTGAAAACAGAACTCACTGAAGAGGAGAAAGAGGCCGCACGTATGCTTGGCATCGATGAAGCGGAATACTTAAAGATCTTACTTGAACAAGAAGGAGCTTAAATATGGCAGCAATTAGTCATGCGCTAATTAAGGCGCTAAATGTGGGGTTTGATAAATCATTCCAAAATGGTTTATCACAAGCAGAATCACAATATTTGAAGTTAGCGACTCGTACGAAGTCGAATACATCCAGCACGACATACGGATGGCTTGGCAATATGCCGGCACTACGCGAATGGGTGGGTGCTCGTGTGATTCAGGATATTACCAACAGCGGTTATAACATCGTTAATAAAAAGTTCGAGAGCACTATCGGTGTTGATCGTGTCGATATTGACGACGATAACGTCGGCATCTATGGCCCACTTTTTGAAGAGCTTGGACGAAGTGCAGCAGTATTCCCGGATCAATTAGTCGGGGAGCTTCTTGCGGCGGGCGATAAAACACCGTGTTACGACGGGCAGAACTTCTTTGATGCTGAGCATCCTGTAAATAGTAAACACGATGGAACAGGGACGGCCAATAAAGTGAGCAATATCACCGTGGGTGAAGGCCCCGGTTGGTATGTGCTTGATTGCTCTCGTGCAATCAAACCACTCATTTTCCAAGAACGTGATGCGGTTGAACTCACTGCGATGGATAAAGTGGATGATGAAAACGTCTTTACCTATGACCAGTTCCGTTACGGTACCCGTGTCCGTTGCAATGTTGGCTTCGGATTCTGGCAGATGGCCCACATGAGTAAAGCAGAACTCAATGCCGATAACCTTTGGGATGTGATCCAAAAGATGCGTGCAATTGAAGGTGATGGTGGGAAGAAGCTCGGCATTAAACCGACGATCTTAGTGGTACCGCCTGAGCTTGAAAAAGAGGCAACGCGTTTACTCGAGCGCGAATTAGATGCGGCATCGAGCAACGAGCTTAAAGGTCGATTAGAACTGATGGTCTACGACTACCTTTAATCCTGATGAATATGTAATGGAGCGCTCTTGCAACGAGAGCGCCCACTTTAAGGAGTAAATAATGAGAAAGTTTTTTACTTATAAGCACTTGCCCCTTCATTTACAGGCTATTAGTGCGCCAATTTGTGATGTTGCATTAGAACTCGATAAGACTTTACCAGATAGTGATGAAAAAAGTGCTGGTCTTCGTAAGCTATTAGAAGCTAAAGATTGTATGGTTCGCGCAGCCGTAGAAAATAAGGAGAAATAAATGTCTATCGAAGAATTAATGGAATTGAGTGCTGAAGAGCTCCGAGAGAAAGCCAATGCACTCGGTCTTGAATATAAGTCGCGTGCGACTAAAGCGGATTTATCAGAGTTAATTTATGCGGAAACTACGAAAGTTACAGATCCGGAAAGTGCGGAGAATGTGGCGCTGGCGTCTCCAGCGGATAGTGAAGAGTTGGAACTAGGAAATGGCGTGTTTATAATCCCGAATCAGATGGTTGCCGTTGAGATCCGTCAAGAAGATGGATCGCTCAAAGCCGGAGAGGTTGCATTTGATGATCTTTTCGCTGGCCAAGTGGAATTGTCCGTTGATCGTGTTGATGCTCTTGAAAAAGAGAATGCAGCACTTAAGCATAGAAATGCAGAGCTAGAAGCCCTAGCTTACCGTGAAGTAATCGGTCATCCATCACAAGCACCTGAAGAAACAGTACTTGAGTGGAACGGTCGTGACAACATGACGATCCGCGCTCGCGTAAAACCCAATTGTGGGATCTCCAGCCGAATTCGTGGTGGGCATGATTTTACCCTTCAGTACCGAGTGATTACGGTGAACAAAGTCCTTTTTGATCTGTTGCGTAATGACCCATACATTCAGATTGATGCGGTAGAACGTCATGATAAGTAAACCTTACGCGACACTTGCTGATCTGCTTGAGCGTTACGAGAAGCAAGACATTATCGATATCTCCTATCGTGATGAAAAAGATCGAGATACGATCAATGAAAAGGCGGTTGAGTTAGCGCTTAAGCAAGCAAGTGCCGAGATTGATGAATATATTTCGGCACGCTATAAGTTGCCACTCACAGCAACAAGCCCCCAATTAGTGCAGATTGCCAGCCATATTGCGCGCTATTACATGGAGAAAGGCGAACGTACTAAAGCTGCCGTCAAGGATTATGAGCGCTCGATTGAGCGGTTGGAAGCACTCAAAAATGGCGAAACAACGTTGGGACTGGATGAGAATGATGAATTGCCTGAACTCAATGAGATGAGTGCAATCGTTCAATCTGGGGGCACTGTTTGGGGGCGTAAGGACGCTAAGGGGTTTATCTAATGCAAGATTCTGCCGTAACGATTATGCAGCGAGCGCTCGTTGAGTGGCTTGAGGACGAGTTTAAGAAAGTGGTCCGCAAGGTGCTCCCTTTTGATGGGCTTTGGACAGATTCAGATGTTCGAACCCATATCCAAGCAACGCCGTCACTCTTTGTGACGTGGCTTGGGAATCGTGCTAACAGGCTCAATGAGAAGACACATACCTGGTCAATCCTGCTCTTTATGCGAGTCAATAACGCGAAGCAGACAGACAGAGAGCGGGAGCTTGCAACGCATATTATCGAGTGGATTGAGCATAAGCTCGATGGTAAAAAGCTCTCAAATGAAGCGGGCGAAATTGGCGGTCCACTAAGGCACATTAAGAGTGAAAACCTTTGGCACAACATCCCCAAAGGCTACGGCTTTACCCTGTATGGCATCACGTTTGAGCAAGAGATGTTCCCGATCTTTCAGGGTGATGACTCTATCGATGACTTCTTAACATATTTTGAAAAAGTGGTGGGCGGTGATGTGACGTTAATCGAAACGCTTGCAAAGCCCAATGAACCATTATCAGGAGACAAACATGAATAAGATTTTTGTGAAAGCTGTAACTGGACGCAGCGTAAGAGATCCAGAAACGAAAGAGATTCTTTCTGAAATCGGGGAGCTTAAACCAAAAAATGGCTTCTGGCTCAAGCGCATTAAGCAAGGCGACGTGGTAGAAGCAAAGCCTGCTCGCAAATCAACGACTAAAGGAGAATAAGCATGGCAATCTCACATAATAGTATTCCTAACAATATCCGCACACCGCTTGTCTATGTGGAGTTTGATAATAGTGGCGCGGTGAGTGGTACACCAGCACCACTTCATAAGGTGTTATTGATCTCTCTGAAGAATGACAATGGCACCGCAACAGCGGGAGACGTTACCCGTATTCAAAATGAGAATGCCGCGATTGCCGCGTTTGGAAATGGCTCGATGGGGCATTTTATGGCAAAAGCGTTCTTTGCTAATAATGCTGAAGGAAACGTTTATGCCCTACCGCTTGAAGCAGTGGGAAGCCCAGCAAAAGGTGCTATTGAGGTAATTGGTGAGGCCCTTCATGGCGGTGTCATTCATCTCTATATTGCCGGCATTCATCTACAAGTTGTGGTACCACAAGGTGCTGATAGCACCAAAGTAAATACCTTGATTGCAAATGCGATCAATGAAGCGACATTGCCGGTCATAGCAGCGGTCAATGATAAATCTGTTGAGCTGACTGCTCGTTGGAGCGGTGAGACCGGAAATGAGATCACCATCCTGACCAACTACCACACTGGCGAACAATTCCCACAAGGCATTGATCTTAAGATTACAAAGATGAGTCAAGGTGCGGGCAATCCTGATCTTGCCGATGCAGTCGTGGCACTCGGACAGGATTGGTATCAACATATCATTATGCCCTTTACGGATGCCAATAGCGTCAATGCCCTACGTGATGAGCTGATGCTCCGATGGGGGCCGATGCAACAAATTGACGGCATGGCCTATATGGCTAAGAGTGGCACCTTCGGTGAGCTCTCTGAATTTGGAGTTGAACGTAATGATCATGTGCTCTCGTGTTTAGGGCTTTACGGTAGCCCAACGCCAAGCTATGTCATTGCCGCGGCTTTTGGTGCGGTTGTCTCAAAATACATTGCGATCGATCCGGCTCGACCACTTCAGACCTTAGTACTAAAAGGGGTTATTGCCCCGACGGTGGAAGATCGCTTTGAGCGCAATGAACGTAATCTCTTATTGCATGATGGCATTAGCACGGTAACCGTGAATGATGGCGGTGAAGTTCAACTTGAGCGAGTGATTACCATGTATCGCACCAACTCTTTTGGTCTACCTGATCCTTCTTATCTCGATGTCATGACACCGCATACGCTCTCGTATTGGCGCTATGCCGTGAGAACACGGATTACACAGAAATACCCACGGCATAAGCTTGCAGATGATGATGCGAATATTTCACCGGGGCAAGCGGTGGTGAAACCGAAAACAATCCGTGCCGAGTTGATCGCTCTATATGGTGAGCTTGAATGGGCGGGACTCTTTGAGAATATGGCGCATTTTCAAGAGAGCCTCATTGTCGAGCGTAATCAGAATGATCGTAATCGCATCGATGTACTCAGTAAGCCTGACCTTGTCAATCAATTCATGGTCTACGCTGAAACCACCCAATTTATCCTGTAAGGAGTAAACATGGCTAGAAACCCAATGCATTTTGCTAAGCATGTGACCATTCGCAGTAATGGTCACGAATACCCAACCCTTGAAGGGGGGACTTTTACTCACCACGGCATGCAGCGTGATGACGTGACAGGTAAGGAGCTTTACGGCTATACCGAGACAGCCGTTGGCGCGATGATCTCGGTGCAAGTCCCAGCTAACTATGAGACTGATTTTGAAGGAATCAATAATCAGACAGATGTCACCATTGAAGTAGAACTCGATACAGGGCAAATCTATCTACTTGCTAATGCGTGGAATACCACCCCAATTTCGTTTAATGGTCAAGGCATTACGCTTGAATATAAAGCGAAAAAAGCCCAAAGAATTGCATAGGAGAAATGATGAATCAGTCTAAGTATACATTTGAGTTGTTCGACGGTATTGCGCTTGAAATAGATGGCGAGACCACTTACCAAAAGCAGGTGGAATTTAAAGCCCTTACCGCCGGTGAAATCTTTAATGCGCAAGACCGCTCTGAAGAGGTGCGTAAAACGGCTGATGGCTATGAGTTAATCGTGAGCCCAACGAAGTTATCCCGCGAGATTGTTCGTCTATCGGTTCGCCGGGTTGGCGAGATTGATGGCTTGAGTTTAGCGGTGATGGGTAAGATGACATCAAAGGATTTGGAGCTTCTCTACGCAAAGCATGAAGAGTGGCAAGGAATGGATAATGCTATTTTGCAAAAACGGCTCGACGAGGCAAAAAAACTGGGAAAGCCATAATGCGTGAGCGCTCTGCGTTAGAGGGGATTGCAACGCTTGTCTCTGCTAAAGCATCACGTGATGGCTATCATCTCACTCGAAGCGAGCTTATCCTTCAGAGTGAATATCTAAAGGCGCTCCTGTAGCGCCTTTTTTACCTCAAGCTTCAAATGCGCAAACGCTTGCGTATTTGATTATTTAAAGGGACGGGAAAATGATGACTAATAACGAAATGAAAGCATCGATTGTGGTCGATCTTGATGACAAAAAAGTAACAAGTGGGACTCGAGATATTACGCGTAATGTCGATAGTATGTCTCAGCGCTTAATTCGTAACTCTCACCGCGTGAATGCGCAATACAAACATACGACTGCATCACTTAAAGGCCAAAGCAACGCACTGATTGGATATGCTAAAAACATCGCGGCTGCCTATGGTGGTGCGCAAACCATGAAGATGGTGTGGGAATATAACGACGGCTTACGAGAGTTGCAACGTCGTACGAATCTTTCCACTAAAGAGATGGAACGTTATAAGCAGTTGCTCTTTGATATCCAATTGCAATATGGCGTCAATAAACAGGCCTTTAGCCAATATATTGATGAGGTGGCGCGAGGGGTGCAAACGTATGAAGAACTGGAAGATAAGGCGCGGATTGGTGCGATTGCGATGGCTGGCTTAGGCATGAGTGGTAAAGAGGCAGCTGACTTTGATTGGATGGTAACTAAAAATAATATCCAAAATCCGCAAGCAGTGATCGATTCTGCGGCAAATATTGGGCAGAACAAAAATGGACGGTTCAATGGTGGTGAGCTGATCGATGGGGTGTATGAAGTACTGAAAGATTGGAGGGGCCCTGTTACTGAAAGTATGATTGCAGATATTATGACGTTTCTACAGATGCAGAGTAACGACACACAAAATGTGTCGGAAGCGGTCAGTAATTTCAAAGATTTGATCAGTGATCTAGAAGATAATAGGCAATTTTTAAAACGGAGAGTAGGAAGTGATGTCTTTGAAGAGAAAGAAGGTCAATTAGTATTAAAAAGCTTACAGCCAATTATTGATGTTATTTCTGAAGATACGAAAAATGGACAGATATCAGGTAATCTTTGGCATGATCAATACGGAACACTAATTGGCAGGTTCAGCAAAGGCGGTGCTAAGACCATAATGAGTACCGCCAATCAAGAGGATATTTTCAAGTCGATTCGTAATAGTGACGGGGTGAATGTTGAACGTGTGGCGCTTGATCGTTCGCGTAACTTTTCAGAGTCAATGTCGAAACTCATGAGCGTGCTTGAACGCTTTGCCGATATGAATCTTGCAGAGCCCATTGATCAATTATCAAAAGCA